ACAGGAGATTACTTGACTATAGTTATCAATATAATGTGGCGATACTATATGTTTCTTGAATCATATAATCATGATTTAGACCATATACAAGATGATAATACAGTTATTATTTGTGGTGATGATTTTGCATGTTCATCTAATTATGATGATTTGAATATGAATTCTAAATATGCAAAGATTGAATGGGCAGGTAAACCTGTATCTTGGGATGAAATGGATTTTTGTTCAATACACTTCACTCCTTACGTCCATCATGATCCGAATAAAGTGATGGCTGTTTTGAATTTACGTAAGAAGCGTCAACATATATTATCTCCTGAAAGTGAAATGCAACGACTCGGTGGTTTACTACGTGTCTTGTGTAATCAGGAGATTTATAATGAAATTCTTTCTAGAATGCATGAGATGACTGTAAAATATCCGGAAACTTTACAGTCATACCGAAATTTGTATATATCCTACCATGATTTGTACCACTCTTACAATTCGTATTTTGATTATAATTAGGTCGCGTTAAATCTCGAAAGAGAGCCTTTTTTAAAAATGCGTGCTCGTAGAGGCAACATGGTTAAAAATGTAAGAAAAGAAATTAAGAGAGAAGTGAAAAAGGAAGTGAAGAAGGATGTTAAGAAAGATAATAGGGTGTCAAAACGTGGCAACCTTAGGCGTAGGCGTTCTAGGATTGCTGGTTTAAATACTGTGATTAGTAGGAATGCGCCTCTAGCTAGAGGATATAGTAATACTTACTCAAAACCTACTTATAAAGGTCAGAAAGATTCAATTTTGGTTACTCATTCAGAATATATAGGTACGTTGAATGCTTCTGATGCTTTTTCAGCTAATCAATATAGATTGAACCCTACAGACCCGAATACTTTCCCTTGGTTATCTAGATTGGCTAATTCTTATGAGAAATGGGAGATTAAAAGTTTAGTTGTTAGAATGAAAGCTAATTGTTCCACAACCACATATGGTAAAACTTTTGCCTACTTTGATTATGATCCAAACAACTTACCTGTTACTGATATAGGTGTAGTTTTGAATACAATGGATGCAAAGTCAGGTTCTCCTTGGGTTGATAAGACTGTTCCTTTTAGGCGTCAGTTTAATGCCCCTAAACAATTTCTCATTCGTTCCCCATATTCAAATTATTCCGATTATATTCTTTATGATCCTGCTAATTTGTATGTTGGAACAGTTGGTTCAGTCAATGGTAGTATAGATCCTGTTCAAGATTTATGTGAAATATGGATAGATTATACTATACAATTGTCTATACCAGACCCTGGAAACCAAATAAACCTTGTTAATGCTGTGTTTAATTTGACTAATGTTACTTCACAAGGTTTTGGATCTACTGGTAATTATGGACCAAATTTTAGCACTGCTACTGTGTCCTCATACCAAGCTGGAAATTTTATACCAACTTTTGGTAGTGCTGGTATATTTTTCCCTAATGCTTTTACTGGTATAGTGACTATTCAGTTGAACTGCTCTAATGGCTTTGATTTTTCAAGATTGTTGCAGTTTGGAGGTAGCAATGGTGCTCAGACACAAAATAACATGTGGGTGCTAAATGATGAAACAGTGTCAGGAGATGACGAATGGACTTTGTGTTGTTCGGTCACTTCCCCTCCAGGAGGTTTCATATTTGTCCAAAATGCTTTGACAACAACATCTTTGACTTATACTTACTGTAAGATGGCTTTTGCTAGTTCAAACCCGCGTTTTTGGAATACACCTTCTACGGAATTGGGTGCTTTTT